GCTATTTTTTCTAGTAGAGCCAAAGAAATTTTTATTACGGAAGTAAGCGACGAAATATTTAATTGGTTACGTAGTCAAGGAATTTTTGTAAATAAATTTGATCAGCCCAGAAAATTCGATATTATCGTAGCATTCGATGAATATTTGACTTTTGCAGACAATGAAGATGATCAAAAAAATAAAATCGATTCTCTTTGCAAATTAGCCAACAACTTAGTTATTACGACTATCAAAGATTATAAAAATCAAGAATTCAAAGATAGAGAGTATAGCCAACCTGTGATTATCAAGTCCAATAATAAGTTAACAGCATATACCGAAATTCACGATTGGGATCTATGCGATAAGAATGTATTTACTACGGCATTATATCAATTGAGCGGTAAATCAGCAGTATGTTGTGATGTTTTTAATAGGCGAACACTGTATTTTAAACAGTTAGCTAAGTTTTCATTGGATATCGGTGCTGACAGTTTTTTAGTACATAAAAATCTAATGTATAAAAGTTTAATCAAAAAGAATTACGAACACGTTGTAAGTATTAATTTCGAAAAATAAGACAAAGTTGGATAGCTTGACTAAATTATTAAATGCTGCTATAATTGCAGCATGACTACTATTCCACGAATCGGTTTTGCCTGTAAATGGATTGACACCCCAATTCAAATCGACGGTATTAAACCCAAAGATGATTGTAAAAAGTATAACACCGGCACTACCACTATTACTTGGTTAAATAAACAAAGTAAACATATTGCCGAAGAAAAACTTTGGGCATTGATGCGTCAAAACATCGAAGCAACTAAACTATTGGTAGAAAAGGTCAGTACACTTGAACCGCATCTTAGAATGGTACGACTCAGCAGCGATATACTGCCTGCTTACACTGAGCCAAGCTGGTCTTGGTTTTATCGGCTACCCGACGTACGAGCTTACGCCCAAAGACATTTCGGAGCCATCGGTGATATTGCTAGGAAGATGGATGTTAGGCTTAGTATGCATCCTGGTCAGTTTGTGGTTTTGGCTAGTGATAGGGCCGATGTTGTAGATCGTAGTATAGAGGAGTTCGAATATCATGCAGATATGGCGAGATGGATGGGGTACGGTAAAAGATATCAGGACTTTAAGATCAACGTCCACATTGCCGGTAGAGCCGGTCCCTCCGGTATCAAAGCTGCCCTCAAGAGGCTTACCCCCGAAGCAAGAAACTGCATCACCATCGAAAACGACGAAATCTCCTGGGGAATCGAAGACAGCCTTGAACTTGCCAACGATCTCGCTTTGGTGCTAGACATTCATCACCATTGGATTAAAACAGGAGAATATATTGAGAACAATGATGACCGTATTAAAAGGATTATTGATAGCTGGCGTGGTGTGCGTCCTGTTATACATTACTCCGTTAGCCGTGAAGATGTACTTGTCGGCCATTCCGGATCACAGCGCCCCGCTCTTAGTCCGTTAATGGAACAGGGCCACAAAAAAGGCAAACTACGAGCACACAGCGACTTCTACTGGAATGACGCAGTCAATGCGTGGGCAGTAACTCACAACGAATGGGCAGATATCATGTGCGAAAGTAAAGCCAAAAATTTGGCCAGCTTCGAACTGGCCAAATATGCTCAACTTAAAAATCTAAGTTAGACTGTTTTTTTCTTTACAGTTGTTTTCTTAGCTGGCGCAGTTTTTTTGGCAGCAGGTTTCTTAGCTGGTGTTGCCTTTTTAGCAGGCGCCTTTTTAGCAGGTTTAACTGCTTCAGCAACTACTTCCGCTTTAGCTTCAACTACAGGTGCTGGTTCAGCAACTTCGACTACCAATGGAATTGGTGTTGGAGCAACCGGCTCGGGTACCTTATACGGTACAGATTTTTCAACTGCATTATCATTGATGATATCCAATGGATGTTTATCAGATGATTGATCTTTTTTGGCATTGTTTGCGTTCCAGGCCCAGTATCCCAGAACAGCTAATACCACTAGTACTACAATAATTTCCATTCTTATCTCCTTGCAAGTTATTTTGAATGTATTTTATTTAAGTCTATCTAAGTGTGGCTTTATAAAATTTTTAGTTCTTATAAGATTCCACGAGATATTATTAATTAAATCGAAATTGTGATCCAATATCGGTTTTGCTTTTTCGTATAAATCGACTGGATCTACTTCGGACAAAAATTTAATTTGGGTACCGAGTAAATTGATTCGTTTATCGTGATCAGATTCTGAATCATAGCTTTCGTCGAGTATGGTGTCAAAAGTTTTGAATCCATATTTGCGTAACAATGCCAAATGACCGGGAGCAGAAAAACATAGAAAGATTCTTTTACCATAAAAACATTTTGTTGTTTTTTCTGTTATAAATTCGAATTCTTTTGTTTGAGTCTCTGACACAATACTGAACCATGAATTTTTATATATTTTCATTGGTACGATTTGACTGGCCCATGCTTCGCTTACAGTGCCCTTATAAAATCTATTAACGCTAGTTGATGTCAATGATTTTTCTAAATCTCCCTGTGTTGTATCTCTGAATTCTTTTATTATCGAGTCTTCTAGTAGATCCAATTCTGGACTCCTATATGTTAGAGTCGAATTCTGATCACTGTATAAACCTATTTCTAAATTAACAAGACTTTTATCTAATAGATTTAGTTCTTTTAATTTATCGAATAGTACAACTCTTGACATCTTTGTTTGACCAAATAAAGCATCAAAAATAAAAGGCCGGTGAGTTAAGGTATCAACGGGAAATTCATTATTGGCCATTGACACAAGATTCAAAAAACTTAAATTATGTGTCAATACTATATTTTCAGGCACTATATCACCAATCATTTTGCCCCCTACAGAAAATATAATATTCTTATTATTAAAATAATTGATAGTGAGTTGATAAAACTCTGACCACTTTTCATGTATTAGTTCGGTAGTAAAACAGATTATTAAATCAGCCCACGATAAGTCTTTAAGTGGTGAATTATACATCCACCAGGATACTAACACTATTTTTTTCTTAGTGCTAGATTTGATTTCGGCTTCGCGGGTGATTCCTCTTATAATTTCTGCAGATTCGAACCAATGGATGCCATGATTAGTTGAAATTTCGAAATCTACATTGTAGTTGACATCCCACACTAAGATATTATTCATACCTAATATTTAGTGACCATTCACTAAAAAATTAATTGACTTATGTTGCATCGCAGCATATAATAGATAAATAAATTTGTAAGGTGCTGCATGGGGCGGGCCAAACAAATAAATTTCGTCTTAAGGAGAAAATTATGTTTACATCTGACACACTAATCGACACCGTTCAAACCGGTAAAAAACAATTCGTAAATACTTTCGTTCAAAATGAAACTGTTAAAAATGCAATGGTTACATTTATTGACGCACAGGCAGATTATACCAAAAAAGCCGTTAAGGTTGGTATGGACACTGCCACTGTTCTTACCAGTGAATTTATTAAAGCATCGCAAGATGCTATGAAATTTGACTACAGTAAGTTCGGCGAGGGTTTTGGCAAAGCATTTTCTTCTGCCAAAAAGTAATACTCAAGTACTACATTTAGTAGACAGAAACCCGTCTAAATGGCGGGTTTCTTTTTTGATTGCTCGAAATTCTGAATTTTGCTATAATAATGGAATAGTAACAAAACGTAGCAAGAATGATTACCGCAGACAAATTTAAACTCCTGACTAACTTTCCTGTTTTTATGTTGACTACATTGATTCAGCAGGCAGGCTACAAGAAAGACAAATTTAATACTGCCAAATTCTTGGGCATCACTAACGGCGGCCAATTCTGCTACAGTGTTACCTACGTCGAGGACGGCGAAGAATGTAATACTAAAGTGTTTCTGAATTATGATTCTGTTGCAGACGCAGTTTCTGCAGATTATTAATGTTGTAAAAATACAACAAAATTTCGGTTGTCCAAAAATCCTGATTTTGCTATAATATTGGTATAGTAAGTAAAAAGGAGCTGAAGATGCATTACGTTGTTTTCCACACTGCAAATCCGCACTACGACAAGCGTTACTTCAAAACTGCCAGTGCCGCAAAGCGTAGCACTACTTGCTCTAATCGCAATGCAGGTCGTGAGGCTTATGCATTTATGGAAGAAACTCTGTTCATGCTTAAGTATCCGGTGGGTATGAAAGTTGTCAAAAATCTCATGAGCGGTGAGGATGTTGCAATTCCTGAAGACACACCGTGGTGCTGCAACCCAGCCAGCGAAACCTACTGGAGCATGTGATATGATGGAAAATTTTGTTGTTCGCTATATTCCCGGGGGCATGAGTCTGTATCACAGTGGTTGGTGGTTATGCAGACTGTGGGACTTGCGTGACGGTGTTGTGCATGAAGCTCCTATTCGTATGTTGAAAAAATCGGATTATAAATGAGAACTAAGACTATTATCGAAGGCTTTAAGAACAGCCAGAAATTTCGTTTCATTCTTACTGCCCAAAGTGGTGAGGATGTGGGTATGGTTATCACAGTCAAGCAGATGAGTGATAACTTTGCTACTCGCGATGCTCGTGTAGCGATTTGGATTGCTCTCGAGAAGCTGTCTTTCCAACGCCGTATGGCTCAGCGTCGTGGAGAAACCCTGCCCACCGGTCTGGTTACCGATGCCCAAGGTTTTCGCCAAGTGCAAGTTGACCTTCACTAAGGAGTTATTGTGTATTGCAACCCTACTATCACTGCCGAAGAGTTTAAAACTGTACATAACGGTCTCTGCGACCTTGAAAGTGCTATTCAGCGACTAGAAGATGTAATCAATCCCGAGCTCTTTAAGAAACTGGCTCGCGGCGCCAGCGAAATTCGACGGGGTCTCAAGGGCGCCTACGAACAGGACAATGACGCAGGTGATCGCAAGTCTGATCATTACAGTGACGTAGGTCAGCAACTGGGCATGGATAATAGCTCATGGAGTGTCTATGAAGTAGACAATCTTGCAGATCGCCATCCTTACGAAGGTGCAGACCGTGTAGTGTACAAAGATCACTGGGGCGGGAAGACGGTTAGTTGTAGCATTAACGGTTTGACTTGGTCGGCCCTGTGGATTGCGGCCAATGCTTGCATTCGCGACAGCGGCGATGCTCATCATATCTTCATTGAAGATTTCAAGCCGGATGCTGAAGATCCTCGCACTTTGATTCTGCAAACTGGTTCTTAATTAAGGAGTGATACTATGAACGATTGGGACCGCGACAATCTTAATTTTATCTTGAACGCAGATAAAAACGAACTGGCTGCATTTTACGATTCGTGTGATACCGAAGATTTGAAATACTTGGGAAATCTTGTACAGTGGGAATTAAGCCGCCTTCGAATTTTCGAAGCAGAAGAATATGACAAAGTTGTTGAAATTGACAAAGCACAATCAGTTCTTAAAAAATTTATGCTCAATAAATGATTGATTGATTTAAATTCCTATTTCAACTATACTGTCTATCTGTTCAACTTTTTATCAAACAAATTATGGGACTTGATCAATACGCATACGTAGCTGCCCGATCCAATGAGCGATCAGAGTTTTACGAAAGCGAAGGTGAATTTGTTAATGGTGAGTGGGTTGTGCCCGGCAAAGCCAAACCAAGAGAAATTGCTTATTGGCGTAAACATCCTAATCTACATGGTTGGATGCAGAAATTGTGGGAAGCTAAGGGCGGTATCGGGGACTTCAACGGTGATGAACTTGAATTAACCTGGGAAGATATCGATGCTTTAGAAAAAGCCGTAAAAAAACGTAAATTACCAACTACCAGCGGATTCTTTTTTGGCAATCCCAGTGATGATTATTATTATGATCATGATCTCGAATTCATTAAAAATGCCCGGGCAGAACTGTTTCTGGGCTTGAAAGTGTTTTATAACAGCTCTTGGTAAAGAGCATTTTTGGAGAAGCGCAATGAGCGAAAAAACCCTAAGCGTGGCAAATCAAGCCATTTTTCATCTGCAACTTAACACTGACGAAGCAATTCGTTATGTGGTAAAAAATGCCAATATTAGCCCCAAAGAGGCTGGTATGGCTATCAAGGAGACCCTAGTAGGTTATAAAACACGGTAAAATACTAGCACATAATCAAAGCCCTCTACAGTGACTAAATACCGCTGTAGAGGGCTTTTTCATGGCTAGACCTAATCCCATTCGATCTATAATGGCGTATCCGTTACCCAGTATAACTTATCAAAGGAAAAAAAGCTTTAGACCCAGTGACGAAGACATTATCTACGCATATAATATATTAAACAAATATATTTTTGATAACCAGTTAAGACGACCCGAAATCAATCAAGGAATTATTCACAAAGCTTGGGGATTGTGCCAATGGCATTACGATGAACAACACACAGGATCTTATTGTTCTATTAGGCTGTCGGACAAATGGTTTTGCTCGCAGTGGTTTTTAAACACACTTGCCCACGAAATGGTTCATCAGTATCAATGGGACATAGGCCGGTGGTGTCATATCGAGCAAAACGGAAAAGACATTAATTTTAGGGGCGGCGCCCACGGTCCGAGTTTTTATGCTTGGCGCGAAAGATTTGAGTACTACGATTTAAATTTAAAAGTTAGTTTTGGTCAACGTCGTTGGTTCTGTCACCAAGACTTTAATAAGTGTTGACAACTGCACTATAGTTGTCTATAATTGGGTATAATTCACTATAAAGGAAATTATGCCCAATTTTGTACCAACAGTATTAGAAAAAACCAGTAACGGCGAACGTGCTTACGACATTTATAGTCGTCTTCTTAAAGATCGTATTGTGATGTTAGACACTGATGTCAATGAACACAGTGCCAGTCTTGTAGTGGCTCAGATGCTATTTTTAGAAAGTGAAAATCCCGACGCAGATATCTTATTTTATATTAATAGCCCAGGGGGCGTGGTAACTGCTGGTATGGCTATCTACGATACCATGCAATTCATCAAACCTGAAGTCTCTACAATTGTCATGGGACAAGCTTGTTCGATGGGTAGTTTATTAGCACAGGCAGGCGCACCAGGTAAACGTCTAATGTTGCCCAATGCACGACATATGATTCATCAGCCCAGCGGTGGTGCCCGAGGCCAGGCCACTGACATGCTAATTCAAGTTGAAGAAATTTTGTTGATGAAACGAAATTTAACTAACATCTATGTAAGGCATAATAGTTCGGGAAAAACATTCGACGAATTAACAGCAGACATGGAACGAGATAATTTTATGAGTGCCGAACAAGCAGTCGCATATGGATTAGCAGACAGCATAGTTGAACATAGATAAATATTCTGCATTTCAATTATTTTATGGCTATCGAAATTCAAACTATTGGACAAGTAAAAACTGTTGCCAAACCTTGGGGACAAGAAAAATGGATCCAACCTGGCGGGGATCAGTATCCGTTTGTATTAAAAGAACTTACGTTACTGGCAGGACAGCGTACTAGCCTACAAGTACACGAAAAGAAGTCAGAATCAATTTATATTCTAAAAGGCACAGGACAATTACTGTACCGTCAAGACTTATTCAATGTTGAGCGTTACAACGCCGGGCAGTACAACATGTTTGAGATTGATAACATTATAAACAACTTAAACGTTATGGAACTAGAACCGGGTGTAGTCTTTCACACACCACCGGGCACTATACATAGAATGGTTGCCACTAGCGATCTAGTATACATCGAAGCCAGTACTACAGAGCTAGACGATGTTATTAGATTACAAGACGATAAGAATAGACAACACGGCAGAATAGATAGTGAGCACAAATAATTTAACAGTATTAATTTTAGCAGCAGGCTACGGTCGACGTATGGGACCATTTAGCCGTATGGTTAACAAGTCATTGGTTCCTTACGGAGACAAGCCACTTATTAGTCATATCATTGACAAGTTTCCCAAGGCAACTACTAAGTTTGTCATTGCTTGTGGGCACATGGGTCAACAAGTTAAAGACTATGTTAGCACGGTACACGATGACAAACATGTAGTGTTTGTAGACATTCCTGATTACAGCGAAGGCAACACCGGCCCGGCAACCACAATCCAACATTGTGCTCCGCATATCCTAAACGGATTTTTGTGGATTAGTTGTGATACACTATTTGAATTTGATTATGCTGCAAATTTAAATCACAATTGGATTGGAGTTTATCCAGTAGACAGTCATTTGGCTCGAGACTATTGTTGGATTGACCGTAACGGCGAAACTATAGACTTGATACACAATAAAGTTCCCAGCAATCGAGCAGTTGATGCATTTATCGGTTTAATGTACTGTAAGGACAATCAATACTTAGATCAATTAAAGGAACATAATGCTACAGAAACTCCACAGGGTTTTCCTGGTTTGGATTTAAAAGCACACACTGTTCGTCAATGGTTAGATTTTGGCACCTACGAAAAATGGCAAGCAATTAACAGTAAAACAAAAGAAAACAGTTTTATAAAACCTGATGAAATTTTCTATCACGACAACGGTAAAGTTATAAAGTATTTTTCTAAAGAAGAACACGTTAACAGTAGGATACGCAGAGCACAAGCCAATCCCGAGTGTATGCCTACTAACATGAAGGGTGTGGGTCATTTCCTAGTACATGATTGGACTAACGGAGACATTTTATATAATCAAATCACCCCCGAACTATTTCGCAAAATGTTGTCATGGTGTGACAAAAATATTTGGGTTGATCCCGAAATCGACGAAAACACTTATCCATTATGTGAAAAGTTTTATCGAGACAAAACCCTAGAACGAGTGAATCAGTTCCGTATAAAGTATGCAGATTGGGGTGAGTGTTGTGTAGTTAACCGTAGAGAAGTAGACAGTATTGACAACTATCTATCCAGGATAGATTGGGATTGGTTATGTAAGAAAAGAGATTGGTGTTGGATTCATGGTGACTTACACTTTGATAACATGGTCTATAATCCCAAGACTGATCAGTTTACTGCAATAGATTGGCGTACAGACTTTGCTGGTAGTTTGTATGGCGACATTTACTACGATCTTGCCAAGATGTTAGGCGGTATTTGGCTTAACTATAGATCCATTAAAGATAACAAATACGAATACGTTGATCGCAATGACTATGCTACAATAGAAATTCCCAGTGTAGAAAATGCACAAGTCTACGAAGACATACTTCAAGGATTTGTGAATAAAAAAGGATTAGACTGGCGAAAGGTAAAATTGCTGGTACCTTTAATTTATTTGAACATGAGTCCGTTGCACGAACCACCATTTGATAAATTTCTTGTGGCCCTAGCACAATTACACTTTAGCCAAGTATTATGACAGTTATAGAACGCAACACAGATGTAGTCAGTCAACAACAGGATCTGGAACATCTTTTTACTCTTAAGAATTTTCCTGTGTTTATGGGGTGTGTAGATCAACCCCGAAGCGAAGATTTAAACAATGATATGAGTTTTTACATCAGTCGTAGCACTGGGATGGTTCAATTAAATCCAGTGCTACCATTGGAAGTTATATATCAATCGGCACACAATCCTGGAACAGTGGGCGCATCGTGGGACGAGCATCATCGTAGTTTTGCTGAGTTCATCTACGAATACAAACCTAAGAAAGTATTTGAAATAGGTGGAGCACATGGTAAACTAAGCAAATACTATGATCAATTAATGCCTGACAACGACTGGACTATAATTGAGCCTAATCCTGTACCAGTGCCCGATCTACGTGCTCGAATGATTAATGGGTTTTATACGAAAGATACAGAAATTCCCAATGACTTAAACATGTTGGTTCATAGTCATGTATTAGAACATTTTTTAGATCCACATGAATTCTTTCTTGCGGCTAGTAAATTAAAATCGGGTACGTTTATGTGCTTTAGTGTGCCTGCATTACGTAGACATCTGGAACAACAATTTACCAACACCATTAATTTTGAGCACACCTATCTATGCACAGAAGAATTTATCGAATGGTGGTTGCAATGTTATGGATTTGATGTGATAGAAAGACAGTACTATCAAACGGACCATAGTATTTTTTATAGTGCTGTGAAAACTTCCAGACTTGTTAATATTACTGAACCGCCCACAATCTACAATGAAAATCGGAATCTTGTTGATGCTTACTTAGATCATCACAAAAACTTAATTTCTAAGATTAATGATCAAATTAAAGATGCTGATGGTCCTGTATTTTTGTTTGGTGCTCACGTATTCAGTCAATTTTTAATTGCTTTTGGACTAGATACTTCTAAGTTAGTTTGTATTTTGGATAATAGCGAAGCCAAACAAAACAAAAGATTATACGGCACAGACTTATATGTTCGTAGTCCTAAGATGCTAGTAGAATTTGATAACCCTATTGTTATACTAAGAACTGGTGTATTTGATCAAGAAATTAAAAACGATATTCTAACTAATATAAATCCTAATACAAGGTTTTTACGATGATTAAATATTTTATCAGTGACATAGACGGATGCCTCAATGATGGTCGGATCTATTGGGGTGCAGATGGTAAAAAGCCATTTAAAGCCTTTGGTAATTACGATCACGACGGCGTTAAATTATTAAGGGATCATGTTAAATTAGTTTTTATCAGTGCAGATCGCCATGGCTGGGACATACTAGAATCCCGAATAGTTAACCATATGAAGTGCGATTTATTTTATGTACCTGAAAAGGAACGTTTCGAATTTGTAAAAAATTACGGATTCGATGAAGTGGCCTTCATGGGAGATGGCATATATGATGCTAAAATTATTAAATCTTCAAAGATTGGTATTGCTCCGGCACAGGCCAGAATAGAAGCCAGACTGGCGGCCGACTATGTAACACCCAGCAATGGGGGAGAAGGTGCATATTTGGACGCTTGTATCCATATTATGAAACAAACAGGTATACTTTATGAATTTTAAATTAGGCCTTGGGCCCATGAGTTTTCGAATAAATGACATATTGGCTCGGTATGCCAAGGAATACCAACGCCCATTAATGTTTATTGCCAGCAGAAATCAAGTTGATGCAACCAGTGGATATGTAATGACCACTGCTGAGCTGGCCAATCAGATTAATCCTTTACGCAGTGATTATCTAATGCTGTGCAGAGATCACTGCGGGCCGTATTTTTTAGATGCAGAAAAAAGTCTTAGTGCCCGGCAAGCAGTGGAAGCTACAAAGAAAACAATTGCGGGTGATATTGAGAATGGATTTGATTTAATTCATATTGACACCAGCAGATGCGAACAACCATACCAAATTGCAGACGAACTTTTTAGTTTTTGTTTACTTTTAAATCCAAAAATTCGATTTGAATTTGGCACTGAGGAAAATGTCGGTGTCGCAGCTGGTATTAAAAAATATCAGGAAGATGTTAAGTTTGCTAGTCAGTTTCCTAACATGGAATTTGTAGTAGCTCAAACCGGCAGTCTGACCATGGAAGATCGTCAAGTCGGTAGCTTTGATGTAGCCATGGTTCGTAAGTTAGTGGGATATGCAGAAGCTGCTGGAGTTAAATTAAAAGAGCATAATGCAGACTATTTGTCAGCTGAGCAGATTTTATTACGAAAACAAGCAGGAGTTCATGCCTGTAATATTGCACCACAGTTGGGTGTCATTCAAACAAAAACTGTGTTAGATCTTGCGGATCGTTATGGAGTAGATGCTAGTCACTTTAAACAAACAATACTAGACAGCGGTAAGTGGAAGAAATGGATCATTGACGGCAATGACGATGTAAAAATTGCTGTCGCAGGACACTATTGTTTTAATTCTCCGGTTTATTCTAACTTAGAAGAAAAACTGACCAATTTCTGTAACGTCAACTCTGCTGTTGAACAAAACATTAAAATTTGCTTGGATCAATATTATACCAATTTATACTAAATAACTTAGTATTTAAAGGCGTAGTTTGATGAAGAAATTATTAGTTTTATTAGCATTTTTACCTTTTGTAGCTTTTGCACAAAAAACACCCCAGGGGGTAACCTACGATGCACAAATTGTACGCATCAATGACGGCGACACTGTAGTCATTGCTGCACCTTTTTTGCCTGCACCCTTAAAACCTGAACTAGCTGTTAGAGTTTTTGGTGTTGATACTCCCGAAAAAGGATTTCGCGCTCAATGCCCGCAAGAAGATCAACGTGGACAAATGGCCACAGCTTTCACTAAGCAAGCTATTGCATCCAGTCAAAAAAGACAGTTCACGTTGTATGGCTGGGATAAATTTGGTGGTAGAGTGTTAGGAGATATCATATTAGATGGTAAAAGTCTTCGCGCAATGCTAATACAAAATGGATTTGCCAGGGAGTACTTTGGCGAAGCTAAAACAAGCTGGTGTAATTAATACAGTTTGATGAAAAATTTAAAGGGCCTTTATGGTCCTTTTTTTATTAAAAATAAATATAATATCTGACAGTTATTACCTATGAGATACCAAGAAATTAAAAAAATAGAAGAAGATCAGGACTTATTCGAAATAAAAATGAGTCCTAAAAACTTACGGGCTGAAGCTGCTAAGACAGGTGCCATGGCGGGCATGGAATTTGAAATGATTGTACCAAGCATCAGTACCGACGATGATGCAGAATACGAACCTGACTATGACCAAGACCAACGCTGCCGCAGCATTGATCAAGCTGTGGATTTCTTCCATGACGGCGACTACAACGGCCGCAGAGACGTAGAACGCCTGCGTGAACGCATGAGAAGTGACTTCGAAGAATGGGTCATGGAACAAATTGACCATGATTGGGCCAACGACAAAGACGATGTAATTCGTGAATGGGTCAGGAACAATGTGGATCCTGAAGAGTGGTTGCCTCTGGTAGATGACAACACTGACGAAGAAGAAGCATTTGAACAGTTCGTGGGAGACATTGTAGACGACTCGAACAATAGCTACCATGAACAGGCCTTGGATGAATTTAGAGAAGAAAAATATCAAGACTATGACGAGAACGACTGGTTAGGCGATCAAGATCTTGACACTATGAGTGGGATTGAAGGTGCCTATGAAATTTCATGGCCTTTTTGGACTGAAAACAACAGTGGAGCAGGCGACATTGACATGATTGCCGACGAATTCTCGGCAGCCATTGGCCGCCCTGTTAACGCCAGCAGCCGCTATCACGGTGCCACTAGAGAAAAAGGCAAGTATGTGGTAGAACCTGACGGTAGTTTGAGTCCTGACGATCCAGATGACATGGGATTGGAATTTGTGAGCCCGCCACTGCCCTTGGACGAATTGTTGAGTGACCTCAACAAAGTTAAGGCTTGGGCCGATCAGCAGGGTTGCTACACAGGTAAAGCCAATAAAACTGGTCTACACATCAACGTATCTGTGCCCGGCTATGATTTGTCAAAACTGGACTATGTAAAATTGGCACTGTTGCTGGGCGACGAATATGTGCTACAACAGTTTGGGCGCAGTGCAGAATCCTATGCCAAATCTAGCATGGGCAAGGTGCGAGAAATTGTGCGGCAAAATCCTGACCAGGCACAGGCATTGTTGGATAAAATGCGTGGGCACATGGATCAATTTGCCAGCAGGGCTATACAGTCAGGCAGCACAGAAAAATTTGTTTCTATCAACACCTTAGACAAAAATGGTTATATTGAGTTTCGTAGTCCTGGTGGCGACTGGCTCAATGCCAACTTTGACAAAATTGAAAACACACTGATGCGATTCACTGTGGCCATGGCTGCTGCCATTGATCCTGATGCATATAGAGAAGAATATCAAAAGAAGCTGTACAAACTGCTGACTCGAGATCAAGACAAAAATAACATGGACACCATTAAGCATTTTGCTGACTATGTGGCTGGCAAAATTCCCCGAGCAGCACTGCGAAGTTTTGTCAAGCAGGCACAGTTAAAACGCCAGATAGCTAAAGATCCCACAGGCGGTCAACAGTACTGGTGGCGTGTGTACAAAGACGGCAAAGGTACTCGCAACGGTGCCATGATAGAAGTGGTGGCACGTACCAAAGCCGAAGCCATTGACAAAGCCGGGGCTGAATGGGGTTTGTTCTCAAGAGAATACCGCAGTGTCATGGATGCTGAACCAGTTCGACCCTATGATCAATCTCCAGTAAAAGCTCGAGTGGGCGAACCGCAGTCGGTGGGACCACAGCGTGATTATGAAATTTTCAATGTGCCCAACAGCACAGTGGTACACAATTTTAGAGCCAGCGACGACGAAGCTGCATTGGCATATTTTGATCAATACATGGCACCTAGCGATCAACTTTTCTATGATGTTCGAAGGTCACCTAGCACGGCTCAGGCCGCGGCCCAGCCCAGCACAGGCACACAGCCCAACAGTCAGCCAGCAACCTCCAGCACAGGCGAGTTCACAGGCAACTGGTTGATCCAGGATCCCCAAGGCCGCACAATCCACAGATTTGGCGGTGTGGGCAATGTACAAAGCGATGCCAATCGTGCTGCTATCACATGGTTGCGAGCACACCCTGGATCAATGCAGGCTGGTGTCACTGTAGTCCCGGAGATGAGATAAGTTTAAAGGATGTATTATGAAAGCTAAAGAAATTATTCCAGAAGCCCTAAGAAGACCAGACAGAGAAAATATTCCTTATGGTTTTGGGTCAGGAGCTCCAGTTGGCGGCGGCATTCCCGCAGGAAGAATAGAACCTACACTTGGGCAAATTGGATCGCAGGCTGCACAATCTGCGGCACGAATTAAATCAGTTAGCCCCAATCAGCCTTTAAATGCCCCAGGCCAAAATGTATGGCGTGATCGCGCTGGAAATCCGATGAGATCTCCGGGGGATAAAGCACAAAACATAGACGACTTTGTGATGCAAAGAGCTGGTTCACGAACACCTTCAGGTGGGCCAATACCTATTCCTCCAGTGCCGGGTGAAAGATTAGCTGCTGCTGCCGGCGCTGCTGTGCCCGTTGCTGCGGGTGTAGGAATGTATGCTGCTGGAAGCGACAAAGGTGCCAAACCCACTAGTGGTCAATCAACTCCTCCAGCTAATCAACCCCCAGCTAGTTCTACACCTGCAGCATCAGCACCTAGACCGGTTACTACACCAGCAGCCAGACCTGCTACTACAGCACCAGCAGCCAGAGGGCCACAACAAGGTGTGGTTGGATCAGAACTGGGCCGCCTCAGTGGCGGTGAATTTGCATCTAGAGCTGACAGATTGAATCAGGCTAAAGTTGATGCCATTTTGGGCACAGGATATAAGGCTGGCAGTGCTGCTGCCAACACAGCATTGAGAGATTATTACAAAGCCAACCCACCCATGTCGGACGCCCAGAGACAAGAGTTAACACAGCAAATTTTCAATCAGAATTTGGAACGTATTCGACAGCAAGCCGCTGATGCTCAGAAGGATTTGATAAGGGACAACCCCGGGCTGAGAACAGAGCCAGATGGCAGTGACAATTCCACTGTGACTGTGCCTGAAGATAAAAATCAATTGATGAGATTGATGAAACTGTCGGGCCAACGTTGAAAAATGATACTAGCAGATTTTTTAATAGAAGCAGAAGCAGGCACTAAAAATTCTGCTGCAATTTTCAGGAAGTTAAAAGCGGCTGGCTATAAAAAGTTAGGGTCAGGTGCAGATTCTGTGGTATGGGCCAAAGATGAATCCAGTGTTATTAAAATTTTAATGCCCGAAGACAGCAACAGTTTAGCAGAAAAAACTTTTTTAAAATTTTATGATTTTGTGCAAGCAAACAAAGACATTGCCAATTTACCTAAATTTTTAGAATCTAGTCAGACTATGAATATAAACGGTAAAGATTATACCTTTGTGGTCATGGAAAGATTACAGCACATACCGCGTGGCAGCATCCAGGAAGCTATGGTCTGGGTTCTCAGTGATTATGCTGCTAAAAAAATGCAATGGAAAGATGTATTCAAAGAATTATCTCAACCCGACACATGGAAATATTGGGAGCCTCCTCCTGCCAAAGAAATCATAATTGATATTATAAAGAATATGAGTAAGCAAGATTATCTGCAATATGCTGTTTTATATTCTGTAATGACCCTGCTATATCATACCGGAAGAATAAACAAACTAGGTTGGGACTTGCATACAGAAAATGTAATGCAACGACAAGATGGGACTTTAGTCATAATAGACCCATGGTTTGCTTTAAATGACGGCATTTAACACTTTAGTGCTACAAAAATTTGATTGACTGATAATCGAAATAAACGTATAATAACGACTTGTTTATTTAATCATTGAGGTTTATTGTGGCAACTAAAATCAGCAAGACTAAACAAAAAGAACAGCGTATTCGCAATTTCTTGAGTAACTATACTGTTCCTTTTGAAATGGAAGATGCCGCTATTGATTTGCGTACTATGGCGCAAAATTATCAAAATGGTATTATTCCAAACAAAGATATTGGAGATGCCGTCAATGCAATTTTGGGACCTAGCGCCATTCCTCGTTGTAGTATTGATCCTCGTCAATTGGGTGTACCACAATTTGCGTGGGCACCCATGGATGATGTAGGCATTGACCCTCGCTTTCAGCGTGATGTGGCCCCAAATCACGTGCAAAAGATTGAAGCAGATTTTCAGGCTGATATGATTATTGTGCCCTGTGCTATTAAAGATCCTAAGACTGGCAAATATTTGCTGTGGGATGGGCATCACACCACGCGAGTCTGCGAACGTATGGGTTGGACTCATGTGCCTGTTTGGTACACTGAAGCAGACATCGACGACGAACTCAGTCTCCAAGAAGCAGAACGCATCCTTATCCTTAAAGCAGGACGCAGTTTTCTTACTATTAACAAAAAGAACAAACGGCCCGTGAGTAACTACGATGCTCACATGATCAGTGTTGAATGCGGCGAGCCCGAAGCAGTTACGGTGCAGAGCATCGTAGACGCTAACACTTGTCAAGTTAAACGTGCTAGTACAAAAGCAGGTGACATCAGTCACATCGAACATTTGTACGGTGCCTATGATCTTGTGCAAGCTTCTAGCGGCATCAAAGGCATTTACCTTGCTCGTAGTTTGAAGTTTCATCGTGACACTTGGCCCAAAGAAGAAGTGCGCGGCATTATGATGTTGGCTATGGCTCGGCTGTATCAGCAAACAGAATTGCAAACTGGGCAGCTACTATCCAATGAGTTTGATGTTGAATTTGGCAATATTCTTAAGAAGGTCTATGGACAAAGCGAAAAAGTTCATACTCGTATTAAGGAACAATTTGAAGATCACTTTGGCAGTCTTGGTGCTCACCCTGTTGTGGTTACCAGTGGCTTGGTGCTAACTTATTTGAAACACAATAAGAAAGGTTTCAAACTTAGCCAGCCTGAAGCTACTTACCCTGTGAAATAAAATGCGTCCCTATGTTCTTTATCTTCGCAAGTGCCCTGGGGTCAAAAACCCTAGGCACTTTAAGATTGGCATTGCTGCATTAGACAAAGTTCGTACACGTCTTGCAGCATATCAGAATGCTGCGGGGCCAGTGTACACCGAAGAATTCATGCATATTTGGCTAGGTGAAGATATTGATGTTAAAGAAGCAGAAAAAAAGATTAAACTAAATTTTAAATCTCGAATCAGCAGCGCTGAAGCAGGACTAAGTGAATGGATCTGCGACATCAATAAGCAAGAAATTCTTGACTTCATTGACGAATTGCGTACAGATTACTTTATTAAACTTCAAGACGGACCTGTCGAACTGCAACCATTAACTATGAATAATTGTGAAGACTTGCAAGAGTGGTACGACGAAAATTTTATAACGGAATAGTCATAAAAAGTAGTACATTTTTAGGGCTTTTGAGACCTATTTTTGTTGTATTTTTACAACAAATATTTTGGTTGACCAAAATTCCCGAATTTGCTATAATAATGGCATAGTAAGCAACAAAGGAGCCAGAGATGAACTTTACCCAAGCCCTTGAAATTGTACAAGAAGTCCAAGCTAACAATCGTCTGCCCGGGCTGCTCGAAACGCTGGAGTTTATGGCTGTGCCCAGTAACCGTGAAGAACTCACAGGTCAAGAACTTCGTGCATATCGCGTGGTGTTCAACGAAATGGGCAAGCTCTTTGCCCCGGCTTGATAACACCGCCCAACTTTAAAGGAACTCAAATGCAATATCCCGAATATTTCACCGCTGACGATATCATGGAATTCGAGTACGAATATAACCGTCTGCGCGACATCCAAGAAGGTGTGGGTTTTTGGGCAATTAACGCAGAACTTCAAGTTGTTGCAAAAGAACAACAAGAACTTTTGGTTGACTGAAATTCCCAATTTTGCTATAATAGTGGCATACAGTAACAAAACGGAGTAAGAAATGACAGCAGTTTACACACAACTTTCCGAGCGTCAAAAACGTGAAATTCGCATGTATGGATGCACTGAAGCTAAAATGCGTGAGGCTGTAGAAGAAAGTATTACATTCCGTTTTTCGGGTCCGGCAATGATGGCCATGAGCCTGATGAGCGACTGCCAAGAAATGGTCAGCTACGGCCCCTACGATGGCGACACACTGGCTAACATTTTGGAAGATCAGCGCCAAACGCTGAACCGGGCCAAATGGATTCTGTCAACTTATTGCATGAACAAGGAGACTGCATAATGAGTAAAATGAGCGACCTTATCCTCGACATCCAAGGGATGTTGGAAGATGGTGTTCACCCTACATCAATTGCCAGACAACTTGAGGTGCCGTTGACTTGGGTGTATGATGCACTTGAGCAGATGGAACCCGATGAGGAAGAAACTTTTAGCCCATTCGAAACCTGCAATAGCTAAGATTTCGATTGACCAAAATTCCCAATTCTGCTATAATTTAATTTTAAACAAGGAACTGCAATGACTAACTCTTTCGTTACCCACCTCGGCGGCACTGTTACTTTTACTGCCACTGGTTTGATTCACCGGGCAGGTGCTGGCGCTTACAGTGGTCGACTGGCAGAGCTGAATCAGAATGCTGTGGTCACTGACCAGCCCAAGCGCGGTCGCGGTCGTCCTCGCAAAAATAAATAATTTCGTCGATAGTTTTATTTCGAGATTACATAAATGACTACTAGGTGCATGACTTGCGGTGGGCAAAATACTAGTTGGCGCTCATATTGCGCCACTTGTTATCAGACTCAAACCATTACTAAACAAATGGAAGAAGCCGGGCGTCAAAGACAGCCTAGTCTTCCAACTGTTAACTATGGTGCTTATGGTAGCTATAGTAATTCAACACCAAGTCGATTTTCTTGGCTGTTAGAAAATAATTTTGGATTAATTAGTCTATGGGCTTGGAAGTTTTATATGCTTTGGACTTTTGTCACTGGGGCTAATTTCACTACCACAGACTTTGTTGCCGGATTGGTATTTTTTATTTGGGCCGCCAACGAACGCTAATTTGGTAAATCAGAATTCATAATATGGTTGACATCAATTTCGTTTTCAACTATAATTTGAATATGTTAGCAAATGGATGTTAACATTATTTTTCAACTAACTTGTTTTTTCTAGGAGTATTTTATGTTTAAAGTTGCTGGTGTTTCCGTTCTCAAAGGTGAAGTCAAAGTTCGTTTTGCCAACGACATGACTCGTGTTAAAGTGTTGGCTAAGAATGGTCACACTGATATTGAACTGCTTGAGCTGCCCGAGGCCATGGACAAGCCTGCTGTGGTCACTTATCTCAAGTCCACTGCACTGTATCAAGACAGTCGCTTTACGGCTGCAATTGATGCCGCAGATTCTAAATACAACAGTTCTGCAACTGTTAAAATCAGCAAGCCCAAGGCAGAGAAGCCTAGCATTGACGCTATCAAGGCTCGTGCTAAAACGGCTAAGTCTGAACCAGTGGCAGAGTAATTGCTGCAAGTGTGCATGACAAGGCCCGCATGGGCCTTTTCCGTTGAATAAATACGATAAAATGGTAGTACTTAATTTAATTTTTTTGTTAGCAATAATCGGCATCATTGGTTTTTGGGCTTATTCGGTGGCCGTCTACGATTGGTCAAAGTTTGATGAAGACAGCAAAGATGATGACTTCCTAAAGCCATACGACGACAAGTAAGGAATAAATTATGAAAAAAATTCTTGTAGGATTGTTACTTGCATCGAGTGCTGCCATGGCCCAAGATGTTTATGTAGTATCAGTACAGCCTAGATTTACTACAGTATATCAACAACAGTGTCAGATAGTCAGTGTACGCGAAGACAACAGTGGGGTCGGTACTGTTATTGGATTAATTGCAGGCGGTATTATTGGCAATCAAGTTGGCGGCGGAAGTGGTCGAGACATCGCCACAGTGATCGGTGCCGGAGTAGGAGCCAGTGTAGGTAACAGGATCGGACAAGATCAAATTTCCGGTGGTCAGCGACAAGTGTGCCAAAACGTGCCAATGACTGTTCAGAATGGTGAAACGGTGACATTTAACTATCGTGGTCGAGTATTCACGCACATCTTTGGAAATTGATTAAATAAGTTTTAAGACTGTATGAAGTAGACAGAAAAGGATTCTGGACCCGGCTAGCATATGCCGGCAGGTCCACCATAAGAGCATAAATTTACTTTGGTATTCCGTATAAATTTACTTTGGTATTGTGTTTTTATGATGGGCCTGAAAAGATTCGACAGGGTCAAGAGTACGGAAATGGACAGTCCGGCAATGTAGAAGCCGTTAGGGTTGGGGTCACCCGGCCGAAGACACAAAACTAGTAAATGCAAAAGCATCTACAAAAGGTAGCTTCAAGTTCAGCGGAAAAGGCGTAAAGCTAGCTTCTGCTCGTCGTGAGGCTATATTGGCCTAAGTAGCCAAACCCGGGGTTGGTAACCTTGTAACTCAATAACCTAATTAGGACCTTCGGGTCCTTTTTATTTGATCAAATATTTGGGATTGTAATTTTTCTGTAATCTATTTGACCTTAAATATTACATAACTTTAGGAAAAATTTATATGAAAAAACTTATAGCATCTATTAGTGCATTACTAATTTCTGCATCTGCATTTAGTGCAGATATTACTGGGGCAGGAGCTACATTCCCATATCCAATCTATGCCAAATGGGCTGAGGGGTATAAAAAGGCCACTGGTACAGGAATGAATTATCAATCAATTGGCAGTTCTGGTGGTATCAGACAAATCAATGCTAGAACCGTAGACTTCGGCGCAACAGATGCTCCTGTGTCTGGTGAAAACTTAGACAAGCAAGGTCAAATTCAGTTTCCTGCTATCATTGGCGGAACTGTGCCTGTGATTAACTTGGATGGTTTCAAACCTGGTGAACTACGCATCACTGGACCAGTTATGGCTGAAGTGTTCATGGGCACAATCTCTAAGTGGAATGATGCTAAACTAGTGGCATTGAATCCAGGTAAGAACTTGCCTAATACAGAAATCACAGTGGTACACCGTGCCGATGGTTCGGGTACAACATTCAACTGGACTGACTACCTTGCCACTGTTAGTCCTGAATGGGCTACTCGTGTGGGGCGAGGCGCTGCTGTTAAATGGCCTGCTGCTAGTTCGGTGGGCGGCAAAGGCAACGAAGGTGTTGCTGCTAATGTCAACAGAATTAAAGGTTCAATTGGCTACGTAGAGTATGCTTATGTTAAAAAGAACAACATGGTATTCCTACAACTGCAAAACAAATCGGGTAAGTACGTCAGTCCAGACGATTTGACATTTGCTGCTGCGGCAGATGGTGCTGATTGGTTCAGTGTTCCTGGTATGGGACTTAGCATTGTGGATCAGCGTAATCCTAACGCATGGCCAGTGAGTTCAGCAAGTTTCATTATCATGTACAAAGAGCCAAAAAACAAAGCTGCCAGCGATGAAGTATTAAAATTCTTTGATTGGGCATTTAAGAATGGTAAGAAGATGAGCGAAGAATTAGATTATGTACACTTGCCCACAGTGCTACAAGATCAGATTCGTCAGCGAGTCTGGAGTCAGATTAAGTAATATACTCGCCGGGCTGACGGCGTATAATAGGATAAGTAGTCAGCAGTAGGAACTTAGGTTCCTATTTTTACGACTGTGTAATCATACTGTAATCGAATATTATTTAAATATTAATATGAAGACATACCGCTCAATCTTTGTCAGCGATGTACACCTCGGAACCAAAGACTGTCAAGCGGATAAATTAAACAACTTTCTCAAGCACAACACCTGCGATACACTCTATCTAGTGGGTGACATAATAGATGCTTGGCGTATACAACAAAACAAATGGAGATGGAAGCAGAGTCATACTAATGTAGTTCGCCGTGTATTAGGACACGCCAAACGTGGCACTCGAGTAGTTTACATAGCAGGTAATCACGATGAATTCCTAAGACCGATGATACCTTATGATTTCAGTTTTGGCCTAGTTGAAATACACAATCAAATAGAACATATAGGTGCCGACGGCCGGCACTATCTAGTTACACACGGTGACTTATTTGACGGTATTACTAGGCTAGCGCCTTGGTTAAGTTTTTTAGGGGACAAGTCCTATGACTTTGTACTCATGCTCAATGGCAAATTCAACTGGCTTAGGCACAAAATGGGATTCGGTTATTGGAGTCTGAGTAAGTATCTCAAACATAGAGTAAAGAAGGCTGTGGACTTTATGTTTCAATTTGAAAAAAATCTTGCAGGGTATTGTAAAAAACGCGGCTTTGATGGTGTCATATGTGGACACATACATCATGCTGAGATTAAAGACATTGATGGCGTCACATATATGAACGACGGGGATTGGGTAGAAAGTTGTACGGCTCTGGTGGAGCATTGGAACGGCAGTTGGGAAATTGTAACTTGGACCAAGGAGAAAGACAATGTGGTTGATGATATTGATAGCAGTTCACATAAACAATCCCAAAGACATTCCAGGAAAGATAGAACTACAGTTCCCCAGTCAGCAGATATGCGAACAGGTATTAGCTTCGATGAAGTGGCAACTAAAGTTTGAAAGTTTTAAGGTGGTGGCAGAATGCAAAAAACAATCTTAATAGTCACAGACAATTTACCGGAGCAGATCAATGGTGTGGTTACGACCTACAAAAATATTGAGACGTGTGCGATTCGGGACAACTATCGTGTTGTATATCTTGATCCCGGGAGGTTCCGCTATGTTGATTGCCCTGGCTACAACGAAGTCAAGATTGCCTTTCCCCGGAAAGTGGGCCAGATACTTGAGGAGATCAATCCGGATCATATCCACATCGCCACAGAGGGTCCTGTGGGTCTGCGTGTTAGACAATATCTTGACAAACACGGTTATCGCTACAATACTGCTTATCATTCTAAATTTCCAGAAGGAATTAAAAAGTTGTTTGGAATCCCTGAAGCCATTACTTGGCCTTTAGTACGTTGGTTTCACAAACATAGTGGTAAAGTGTTAACTACTACTGATTCAATGGTCCAAGAGTTGCGTGATCATGGATTTGATGGGGAAATAATTTCTTGGACTCGCGGTGTTGATCGTGATATCTTTAATACCAGTCAGCGACACAGAAAAGATGACGAGAAAATCCTAGTCTGTGTTAGTCGTGTTAGCAAAGAAAAGAACTTAGAAGATTTTTTTAAATTAGAATATCCCAAGAGTCGCAAGATTATGGTGGGCGACGGTCCTATGCGGGAGCAATATGAAAAAGAATATCCAGATGTAGAGTTTGTGGGATTTAAAACTGGTCTAGAACTTGCGTATTATTATGCCAATGCTGATGTATTTGTATTTCCTAGTCAGTGGGAAACATTTGGTATAGTTATGATTGAGGCAATGGCCTGTGGTACTCCAGTTGCGGCTTATAACTGTCAAGGCCCCAAAGATGTAATTGATCAAGGGGTCACAGGATTTATGGTTGAAGAAAGAGAAGGTCTAAGAGTAGCTGTTGATAAATGTTTAGAGATCGACAGGGATGGTGTCTGTAGAGTAAGTCAACGATGGTCATGGCAGAACGCCTGGGAAATATTTAAAACTAACCTGATAGATAAAAAATAAAAATCGACCACAATAATTGAGTGGCGCTGGAATTCGTAACCAGTATCAAGGACCCTAAGGTCCTTTTTATTTGACAAAATATTTTAAAATATCTTCGGTGACTAAATATTTGAAGCAGCGCCACCGGGGGTGACGTCGGGCCAACATTGACGCTTGACATGTAGATGTCTTTACTGTAGAATATACTACAGAACGCCGACCGTAGAATCGTTCCGATTCGAGCAATAAAATACCAAAGGAAAAACATGTTTAAAAAACTTCTATTCGGAGTATTGATATCATCTATTGCTGCTTTGAGTTTTGCTCAAACAGTAACTGTGCCGCCCGAACTTCAGGGCAAAACTATTACTATGGTTATTCCGTATGCTCCCGGCGGAGACACTGATAATATACAACGTTTTATGGCTGAACAGGCCAGAAAATTAACAGGATTGAATATTGTATATCTGAACAGACCCGGGGCAAATACTATCGTTGGAGCTAAAGAAGCTGCTAGTCGTGAGCCCAATGGTTTAACACTGTTTGGCAGTGATGGTAGCACACATTTTATTAACCCTGCTATTAACTATCCTAATCACGTAAATCCTGCGTTACTTGATCCGATCAGTGTATTTGCTATTACACCACAATACATATATGTTGCGGGCAATAGTCCTCTGAATAGTGCAAAAGATTTGCAAGAATATGCCAGAAAAAATCCCATAATGAATTATGGATGTAGCGCACAACAGGCCTGCGTATATCAAGCTGCATTGTACGAAAGTTTAGGTATTCGACCCAACCAAGTTATGTTTAAAACCGCCGGCGAGCAGCTAGTCAGTGTTACTCAAGGTGATATTGTGCATTTTATGGCTGGTGCCAGCACAGGATATCCTCATGTACAAAGCGGAAGACTTAAGGCCATTGCTGTGGGGTGGGATAATCCATTGGAAGTATTTCCTAGTGCAACACCCATTAACCAAGTACTACCGAACTTTCGAGCAGTGAATCTACAAATGATTTCAACCCCCACAGGAACACCTAAACACATCATTGATTTTTGGAATGCAGTGTACAGAGAGATTGCTAAAACTCCTGAAGTTAGAGACAACTTCAAAACATTAAGTGTAATTAACACAGGAGTCACGGTAAAACAAAGCGAGCAACTGATACAAGCAGAATATAATCGAATTGGTAAACTTAAACATTTAATCAAGGCACAATGATGTTTACATATCTAGCTCAACCGCAATTACCATCGGTGCCTCAACATTTTGTTGACCGTGCATTTCACTTAGTGAATCAACCTCCAGTGGAGGATAGCGCTATTTCGCGAAGTATGTATACTCCTGCATGGAAAGATCGCAAAGTCATGCATGAAGGTAGACTGAAATCTACTAGAGTACAAAAAGTATTTGAACTGGGCCCGGACTGGGATCAATGGATTCAAGAAAATATTACCACAGTGTGGCATGAATCAGGAGTAAGGCTCAGTGATGCTGACACAGATTTACATGCTGCCCATACTGATTATAATCCTTTAATCAAACTATATTATCCTCTTGAACGTGGCGGCGAACATGCTGTCACACGATGGTACCAGGAGCCCGGCAAACCCATACAACGAGATCCACGTACATCTATATCAGACATGAACACTGTGGATGTAATCGACGAAGTACAATTTGAAATTGGTCGGTGGTACTTGTTTAACACACAAATTCTTCACGGAGTTGAAAAATTGCAGGGTCGTAGGATAAGCATACAAATTGCCATGCCTCCGAATGCACCTTTTGTACAGGCGTTAATGAAATGAAAACATCTCCAGAACGTTTTGGTCACTGGGTTGTAGCCGGCAAAAAATACAGCAGCAAACTACAAGCTGTAATTGATGCTGTAAAAATAGGTCACTGGATTCATTGGGATTTCAATGAAAATACTTTTAAAAAGTATGATTGGACTAAAGAACCCGAAGAAAGTTTGCAAACACTGTATGATCAGCGAGCACGCCGTATACGTGAAAAATATGCATTCGTGGCCTTAGAATTCAGTGGGGGCGCAGACAGTTGGAATATGCTGTATGCATTTTGTCGTCAGCGACTTAAAGTTGATTTAGTCATACACAAATATGCTGGCAGCACAGTAAAAGGCCCAGAAGATCTATCTGCAGAAAACCACTGGGCAGAGGGAAAATATCAAGCATGGATCTGGTTTACTAAACTTAAAGAACTTAATCCTGACATGAAATGGGTTACGTGGGATATTGAAAAACCTATACAAGACGGGTGGAGAGATGGTCCTGTGGATTTCTTATTTCATAATAATTTGCATCCAGGCAGTGTAATTAAGATGCCCGACAGGGCTGATGTTAATCCATTTAATATTCCTGAACTCCCAAGCACTGCGTATTTGTTTGGTATAGATAAACCTATTGTAGAACAACGTGCCGATGGTTGGTATCTGATATTTTATGATAATCACATTATTAGCCGCAGTGTAATTGAACGTAGTATATTGGGGTTAGGGTGGGACGATGTGTTATTTTATTGGGATCCAGACTGTGTTCCTCTTATGATTAAACAAGCACACACTGTTATGAATTTTTTTCGCAAGAACCCTGGTCATTCTGAACTGTTAAAGAAGGCAGGCCCTCGTGGGTGGAACTATAAAAATTTTATTATCAGTTTAATTTATCCGGAATACAGAACAGTATGGCAAAGTGATAAACCACAAGGAACATTTGCATTTACTAACGAGAATTGGTTTATTTCTCACATACAAAATTCCGCATCTGTTCAATGGCACAAAACTTTGAATCAGTACTCAAATTTATTATCAAACATCACCGACGGTACACCGTTTCGCCAGTATGTGCATCAAGATGCAGGTGCAGCCAAATACAATGTATTTGCAGATTGCCCCAGTTATCACTATTATCTAGGACCCTTATGAAATCAATGAAATCCCAACACACATTTGACGTCACTGACATAGTCAGTGAAGCAGAATCTTTACCAATTGAAGCTTGGGAAGAATCCAAAGTTTGGAGTGATCCACAAAATCTTGCGGCCAGCAATATTGGAGATTACAGTAAAAAAGCAGGAATGAGTGTAATACGAGAACAAGATCGAATATTATTGATGTGGCATAAAAGTCCAGATCAAGAACCATGGTGGAAACATGCCGACTATAGGCAATTCGATACTGCCTATACACGATGGGCCGAATACTGTCCGCGCACTATAGAAATTCTGTCAGCATATTTTGCAGAACAAGGTAAACGGCTAGTAAGATTGTATTTTAGTAAATTACAACCAGGACACCAAATTTATCCCCACAATGATCAACCTTTTTGGAATGACAAATTTGATAAAATAATTAGATACGGACTTTGTATTACAACCAATGATCAATGTACACTGCAATGTGCTGATGATCAATGGCACGTTCCGGCTGGAACTCTTTATTGGATGGACAGTTACACTCACGTACACAGTGCAGTAAATTTTGGTACCACTGACAGAATTCACATGTACATGGACGTAATTTGATATTGCATTTATAACATTAAATGTAAATACTATTTTAAGGACAAGCCACTATGAAAAAACTATCAGTGGCGTTCCTATTCTGCCTAATCAGCACCATAGCCAACGCCCAAGCTGAATCTAATTTTAAACAAATACCCAAGCCTGTGTTATGCGGTCCCGTAGAGTTAATCTTTAAATCATTGACCGATTCTGAGATAAACGAACAACCAATTTGGACTGGAAAAAATGAAGATTCTAAAAGCGACTATGCGTTATTTGTTAACCCTAAAACTAATAGCTTTACTTTAGTTCAATTTGGAAAAGAATGGGGCTGCATTTTAGGCGTGGGTTATAAATCACAAAAATTTAGTAATTTTACCAAAAACATTTAAAAATTTAATTCATACGTGTATAATTGCTGATACTGATCAAGTATCAAAAAATTTTTATTTACACACAAAGGAAAAAATATGAAAACAGTTGGCGATAAATTAGAAGCATTTGCCGTAACAGGCATTAATCCAGGTAAAGATGATTTCTTTACTATCACAGAAAAGAGCTTTGAAGGCAAGTGGAAAGTAATTGTTTACTATCCCAAGGATTTTACTTTTGTATGCCCCACAGAAATTGTGGCCTATGATAAGCTATTCCAAGACTTTGCAGATCGTGATGCAGTATTGCTTACAGGTAGCACAGACAATGAATTCTGTAAGTTGGCTTGGCAAAAGTCCCACCCCGATCTTGCTAAAATTAAGCATATTCAATTTGCCGATACACAGCGAGAGAATACAAACACCTATGAGAACCTAAGTTTGATTGAGCAGCTCGGTGTATTCTATACCCCAGCAGGTGCCGCCCTTCGTGCTACTTTTATTGTTGACCCCAGCAACGAAATTCAGCATGTGACTGTGAACAACTTGAATGTTGGTCGTAGCCCTGAAGAAACTCTGCGAGTTCTTGACGCATTGCAAACTGGCGAACTCTGTGCCTGTAACCGCACTGTGGGCGGCGAGACTCTGTAATGTTAGAAACTATATGCGACACGTTAGTTGAAGCATATAGACGCAACTGGATTACCAGTCGTGATGGCAATGTTAGTATACGCCATCACGACCGTGATCACTTTTATATCACACCAAGTGGCGTCCGTAAGCAAACCCTACAACCTGATCAATTTAAAAAGATCGGTATTGAATGTAGTATTCGGAGTGGGTTTGGTAGTGCTGAATTTGACTATAGTTGGAGAGACTTGCCATATACTGATATCAGTGCTAACCTAAAGCCCAGTGGAGAGATTCCATTACACTTTGGTCTACAACGAGCAATGGGGCAGCATAGCAATGATGTTAGGGTTGTTGTTCATCTTCATCCTACATACTGTGTCGCAGCCATGCATCGCGGTATTGATTTAAGTACTATTGTAAATGATTTTCCAGAGCTCAGTCGATACACACGAGTAGCGCATAATGTAGGTGACGTGCCTCCTATCAGTCAAGAACTGGCAGATAAATGTCACCATCACCTTGAACTAGATAGTAAAGGTAATATTGCTTATGACATCGTGGGTATCAAAGGACACGGTGTTGTGGCAATTGATACAAGCCCATGGCGTGCCTTCGAGCACATCGAAAGGCTAGAGCATATTTGTAAAATTGTATTGACAAGCAAAGGACATCATGATTGATCCGAGAATTGAAATAGCCTTGTTGAACGAAGGCATTAGACAAAACAGCACCATTGAACTTATTGCTAGTGAGAACTATACTAGTCAAGCAGTAATGGATTTATGTGGCAGTATCTTGACTAACAAGTATGCAGAAGGCTTGCCCGGTAAACGCTATTACAATGGTTGTGCCAATGTGGACGAGATTGAAAACATTGCTATTGAATATGCTACTTGGCTGTTTGATTGTGTCTATGCCAATGTACAACCTCACTGTGGTGCCAATGCCAACTTAGCAGTGTTTAAAGCATTCTTGAACATGGGCGACAGCGTGGTGGGTATGGACTTGGCATCGGGAGGACATTTAAGTCATGGTGCCAAAGTTAACGTCAGCGGTAGCTGGTTTTTCAGTCACAGTTACGGAGTTAATTCGCAGGGGTTCATAGACTATGACAAAGTAGCACAGTTGGTTTGGGAAACAAGACCCAAACTAGTTATTGCTGGCGCCAGTGCATATAGTCAAATCATCGATTGGGTTAAGTTTCGCGAGATTGCTGATTCGGTTGGAGCACTACTGCTAGCAGACGTTGCCCATTATTCAGGATTAATTGTAGGCGGAGAGTATCCAAATCCGTTTCCTTACGCCGATGTTGTCACTACCACAACACACAAAGGTCTGCGTGGTCCCAGAGGAGGTTTGATATTGTGGAATGATCCGGATTTTTCAAAACGACTTAACAGTGCGGTATTTCCAGGCACACAAGGCGGCCCACTGATGCATATCATTGCAGGTAAAGCGCAGTGTTTCTATGAAGCACTACAGCCCGAATTCAAAGACTATGCTAGACAGATTAGACTGAATGCCGATGCCATGGTAGAGACTTTTATCAATGCCGGCATCAATATTGTTAGTGGTGGCACTCGGTGTCATATGTTTACCATTGATCTACGCAACGAATTAATTAGTGGGCGCGAGTATGCTGATAAGTTAGAAGCACAGGGAATCACTGTAAACAAAAATGGTGTACCAGGTGAGACTCGTAGCTTTGCCGAAACAAGTGGTGTGCGTATTGGTGTGGCCGCAGAAACAACTCGGGGACACGATGAACAATGGTTTCGTGAGTTAGCTCACCGTATGATTAAGATTCTGAAAGGTTAAAGATGTTAGACTGTATGATTATTGGGGATAGTATTGCTGTTGGAACAGCGATGGCTCGTAAAGAGTGTGTAAGCTATTCTCGAGGCGGTTGGAATAGTTGGCAATGGAATAAAGATTATCTTGCACAAGCATCAGCACAACCCGCAAAGACCATTATTATCAGTTTAGGTGCCAATGACCATAAAGGTGTTAAGACTGAACAAGAGTTACGTAAAATGCGAGAAGCAGTTAAAGGTAATCGTGTGTTTTGGATTGATCCCGGAAAAGATCGAAAGCCAGTGCCGCACGATGCTATTGTAAAAATTGCACAAGAGTATGGAGATACAATTCTGCCGCGTCCAAAGGATCATATGAGTGCAGATGGTATTCATCCCACAGGCCGTGGGTATAAAATTTTAGGAGAACAGACAAAATGACAGCATGGATAGATGCATTAAAAGAAAACAGTATTCCCGAGTATGCCAAGGATACTAAACTGAATATGGATGCGGTAATCAAACGCAGCACATTACCAGTAGAAGAAGCCGAATCAGTTGCATTGGCAGCAGCATTTGCAACAGGTAATAGTAAATTATGGACCTGGATGGAAAGCCAGATTGCCAACAAGACAGAAACTAATGCAGCATTGACCGCAGCAGCATTAATGGCACAAAACAACGTATGGTACCCATTCGTTGAAATGGCCGACGATGAGCAACTCAAAGGCTTGCCTGCACAATTACGTATGAACGCAATTGCCACACACGGCGGCACAACTAAAGCTCGATTCGAATCATATTCGTTGGCAGCAAGTATTGTAGGCAAGTGCCATTTCTGCGTAAAGGCACACTACGAGACGTTGAAAAAAGAAGGATACACTGTGGAACAACTTCGAGATATTGGGCGAATTGCCAGTGTAATTACCAGCGTGGCAAGAGTAGTACAATCTTAATACTATTTTGTTATATAAAAAACAACAGATTTGGGGCTTTTTAGCCCCATTTTTGTTGTATTTTTACAACAAATATTTTGGTTGACCAAAATTCCCAATTTTGCTATAATAATGGAATAGTAAGTAACAAGGAGCACACACTATGTCGAAGCTGCTGATCCAAACCCAAGTGATGGAAAACTACGCCTGGCGCGAAGACGGTTCGCTGGGTGTGGGCGCTGATGCCTACTGGAAGTTCAAGGGCGGTTCGGACTACGTGGTCAAGAATGTCGACGAGTGCGACATGATTGATGTGATCGTGGATCGCGTTCGTGGCAAGATCGAGTGCGACAACGATGCTTTCCGTGAGTACGTCGTTGGCTACCGTGTGGTTGCCAACGACTACCTCACCGAGTTCGAGAAGGACCAGTTGGAGTATGAGGGCAAGATCACTTACCCTGCCAACGAGATTATTTTGTAAGGACCCTAGGGGTTGACAGGTTATTCAAAAGGCCTTATAATACATACATCGCAACAAGGAGCACATGATGAAACGACAATTCAAAATGGGGCGTTACGCAAAGGTGCGTAAGATCATGGCTGAATATGGTTTCCCCCTGCAACTGGTTATGTGCGGCATGGTCGTCGACGGTCGCTTCTATCTCACCCATCGTACCAAGTAAGGAGTCGCTGTGGTCCGTTTCGAGTTCACTTTAGATGACGTCGATGCTGAGAACCTGATCAGCATCCTCAACGACGAGCGAGTTCGTGCTCTAGAAAAGGCCCTCGACAGTGATTGGTACAAGGCTCACGCTACCTATCTAGAGGATCTTAAACAAAAGGTCCTAGTAGGCAATACCCGGGTAGGTTGACGGGTCTTTCAAACGGCCTTATAATACAGTATTAAAGAAGGACACCATGCAATTCTTCCAGGAAACTACCAAATGGAAAGATGCTATCCCTAATGGTATCTACTTGCTGGATGACAGCAAAAGCAAAATGTATGCCTTCATTAAAGCAGGCGAAAAGTCTGTGTTTACATTTAAAAATCCTATTCGAATTAGCACTCGGGGTCGAACGTTTGTCCCTATTAAAAATACCTTTAATTATAAAATTAAAGAAGATAACACCGAACAAAAATGGACAGTCACTGGCAGTAAAGGTGACAAATATATTGTCCGAATGGTAGATAATGTGCTACAATGTAGCTGTACTGGTTACAAATATCATGGCAAGTGCAAACATGCCGATCAAATTCAAAAGGAAATTAAATGACTGATCCCTGCTACAGTGTTATTGCCAGCCTCGAAGATCATCCCAGCCGGCTCAATAAAGAAGCTATTATTCTTGTACAGGCCGAACAAGGTAACGATGAACTGTTTCAAGGATTCCGATTGGCCCTGGATCCCATGATTACTTTCGGGCTTAAACAGATTCCGGAGAAAAAAGATGCAGATGGTCCTGGTTTGGATTGGGATAATTTTATTTTCATTATTGATGGTTTTATTAATCGTTCAGTCACCGGTAATGCCGCCCGTGATACTGTTATCCAACTAATGAATCGAGCCACTGTTCGTCAATGGAATGGATGGTATCGTCGAATCCTTATTAAGGATCTTCGCTGTGGGGTCAGTGAAAAAACTGTTAATAAAGTTGTAGAAAGGAAGTGGCCGGATTATGCTGTTCCTGTATTCGGTTGCCAGCTTGCTCATGATAGTGCTAATCACGAAACAAAAGTTGCAGGAAAAAAGATCATTGAAGTTAAACTCGACGGAGTTCGTGTTATCACTATTGTTTATCCCGACGGTCGCGTGGATCAGTTTAGTCGCAACGGCAAAGAACTAGTAAACTTTCCGCATATCAAAGAGCAGATTGCTGCGGCATTTGCAGACGGTGAAGAGCCCATGGTACTAGACGGCGAAATTATGAGCAGCAGTTTTCAAGACTTGATGAAGCAGGTGCATCGTAAAAGTGACGTAAAAGCCAATGATGCAGTGCTTAATCTTTTTGATATTTTGCCGTTGGCAGACTTTGAAAAAGGATTTTGGAATCGTAAGCAAGAACACCGCAGTCAAATGGTACACAATTGGGTCACTAAACGACAGCAGTTGATGCCAAATGTTACAGTACTCGAGCAAGAACTGGTTGACCTTGACAGCATTGCAGGCAAAGCTCGATTTAAAGAAATCAATCAATTGGCCATTGACGGCGGGTATGAAGGCATTATGATCAAAGATCCCGAAGCTCCTTATGAGTGCAAACGCTCAGTGGCCTGGCTTAAGCTAAAGCCCTTCATCGAAGTCAGTCTTAGTGTCACCGCTGTAGAAGAAGGCACAGGTCGTAACGTGGGCAAACTCGGTGCGTTGGTTTGTGAAGGGAAAGATTTGGGCCATGTTATTCGTGTTAACGTTGGCAGTGGTTTTTCTGACGCTAATCGCGACGAGTTTTGGAACGGACGAAATCAACTACCCGGGCAAATTGTAGAAGTGAGAGCAGATGCAATTACACAAAATCAAGATGGCACTTATTCGCTACGTTTTCCGCGGTTCCTCCGATTCCGTGGCTTTGAAGTTGGTGAGAAAATTTAATATGGAAAAAGGCGCTCTTAAACATTTAATCTATGGTAGCTTAGAAGGGCTAATTCGAGATAGCCGCTATTACTACCACAGTTCTGTGGGGGAAGCTCACAGTCATTTTACTGACGAAGGCAAAGCGGCTGTAACAGAGTTCATGGGTACCATAGCTTGCAAAATTCGAGCCGCAGAAGAAGCAGATCTTGAACGCAGAGCAAAAGAACAAACACTGGCGGCACTAAAATCATGAACGAACGAATTCATGAACTTATCAAAGAGGCCACAGAATTCCAAAAGATTCCATATGACGGAATTGACGGGGTGTATAGAGAAGCATTTGTTTTTAATAAAGAAAAGTTCGTCGAGTTGATTGTGAACGAGTGTGTAGGTATTGTAGAAGGCGGAAGATTTCTACACGATGAAGCCCCTGCTGCTATTTTTGCCAGAGAATGTAGTACTGCGATTAAACGACATTTTGGAGTTGAAGAATGAACGAACGAATTCGAGAACTTTGGGATAAGGCTGCTACTGCCTCAGCCGCTTTTCCCAGTGGACAAAATAACTCTTGGGAAACTCAAGTTAAATTTATGGAAAAGTTCGCCGAGTTGATTGTTCGGGAAATGTGTGGAATGATGGAACAGGCCGAAGATGATGCCTATCATTGTTTTGAACCCAGCGAAAGACCCACTGAATACATTGCATGGTTGAATCAGTGGCGAACAAGGTTTGAAAACCATTTCGGAGTTGAAGAATGACATACGGCGACTACAAATATATTATGCCATATCCAGAATCATATAAAGATAGATTTGCCTGGACTGTTCATACTAATAAATTAAAAGAAATGTCAGCGTGGGTTAGCGAACAAAAGTGGGACCATTGGGGAAGCGAAAAAACTCCCGATGGGTTTGGATTTTGGTTCAGTATTGAAGAAAATTATATTGCTTTCAAAGAACATTTCGGAGTTGAAGAATGAACGAACGAATTCGTGAACTTTCTAAAGACGCCGATTTAGACTGGCATAAACATTGGAATGATGATGAAACTAATCGGTTGGAAAAGTTCGCCGAGTTGATTGTGCGGGAATGTGTCTCTATCTGTAAAGAAAAAGAACGACCAAATTTGTATGGTGTAAGAGAAGTTGAAACAACGATTAAAGAACATTTCGGAGTTGAACTATGAACGCAACTAACCCTATTGAAACACTAGCTGGCTGTATGGCTCACGCCGCATACGAAGCCTTTCCCGAATACCGGTACAAAGACCGTAACTGGGAAAAGTACAGGGTCTGGCAAGATACTGTATTCAACAAGCTGAGTCAAGAAGATAAAAAGAAACTCTACGCTGAGGAACGCCAGACCGGTGTGGCCATGGGACCAGCTGATTGTTATGTAGAAAAGTTGCGTAAGCACTCATTCTATGACTTGACATTGTATAATATGTTCCCTCAGACCTGGAGTAGCACTGCACTGGGCTTTGGTGGCATTGGCGGGCAAGCTATTACCAGTGCCTATGTATGTGTTATCGAATCTAACTTAATCGGACAATATGCTGTTTACTTTGGCGGCAGACTGGCTTATGTGATTGAGAGACCCAATGAGAAGTTTGTAGAGGATATTACACGCCAGCGAATGGTGGATGCTCGGTTAGGAAAGGCTACATATGAACGAACGAATTAAACAACTTGCTGAACAGGCTACTACTATTGTAGATACGGTTAACTCACAAGGTTATTCAAGTTCCTATGCAAACTTTGACCGAGAAAAGTTTGCCGAGTTGATTGTGAAAGAAATATTAGTGACTTGTATAGAACATCCTGCCTGGACTGGTCGTATGATTGGTGAACAGATTAAACAACATTTCGGAGTTGAAGAATGAACGAACGAATTAAAGCCCTTATGGGAAAGACACTGGATAGCGAATTTAGTCACACCTGGGACACTATGACATATGAAGGCTTGCTACAGTTTTCAGAAAAGTTCGCCGAGTTGATTGTACAGGAATGTGCTGATTATGTTGACTTTGCTATCAGTGACGGTGGTGTTGACGGTCGAAGTTTAAAAGAACATTTCGGAGTTGAAGAATGATTGAATGGACTACACATTTTAAGTTTCTTGGATTTACAGTACAAACCTGCGATTATGGTGGACGCTATATTTGGTGGCGACTTGGTAACTTTAATATTGGGTACAGCCGGGATCCTGACTTTAGTAAGATGGAACAAGAATGATTTGGGTTTTAGGAATTGCTGTATTTTTTCTGCTATGGGCACTAATTGAAGGCGAAGACCATAAGTTTGGTTATCACTATCTTTGGATCATTCCTTTAGGTGTTGTAATTGTTCCGTTCTTGTGTATAATCGAAGGAATTTATAGATCCGTAAAATGGTTAAGAATGCGTTGGATCTATTTCAGAAATCCCAAACTTAAAGAGTTAGCAAAATTGTCAGGAGTAAAGAAATGAACGAACGAATTCGAGAACTTTGGGACAAGGCTGCTACTGCCTCAGCCGCTTTTCCCAGTGGACAAAATAATTCTTGGGAAACTCAGGTTAACTTTATGGAAAAGTTCGCCGAGTTGATTGTCAGGGAATGTGCTGGCATTGCCGATGAATATGATGGTGTGGGTTCTACTATTGTAAGCAGGATCAAACAACATTTCGGAGTTGAAGAATGAACGAAC